GTTTTTCTATTTTGTTTTTCTATTTTGTTTTTCTATATTTTTTTTATGTTTTTCTATGCATTAGTAATATATTGTGTTGCTAGATTCTTTTGAATAGTAACCACTCGCAATCCAAAAGAAATACAAGCATTACTAGTATCATTATTATTTACAGACCCAAAATTAAATAGGGTGCCATTGGGTAACAATAATTTAGTAGTAATTTTATTTAAGTTGATACGAGGATTATAAACACGCGTAACAGTATTTTCAGAACTATCACCCACCATTCTATAATATTTATATTTGCCTACAGTAGTATAATCAGTAAGAATTGCAAACGCCTTAGATAAATAATCATTAGTGCCATAATAATTACGTTCTAATTCATCAAATTGAAGTAATAGATAAGGATAACTTGCATTATTTGCATCGCTTGAATCTGTTTGGTCGCTAGTATCCCTAATAATAACATTCATTAATTCACACGATTTAATATTATGAAAATTACGTTCGATATATCCTATCCGGGGGTCAGTTGTAGATGAAGAAGGCGCAGGTGCAAAATCAATAATAAAATTATTAGGTGCACTAAATAAATTTGTATTGCGGTCATTAGAATTTATAACCACATAATAATCATATTCACGTATTTCTGGAATCATCATATCAGTTTGCTTCTCTCTGTCGCGAATTGGAAAATCTTCATTGAACGGTTCTGGTTTTTCTATTTTAACCATATCGCTGGCAGGTGCCATATTTTTAGGTAATTCCGCATCAACTGTTTTATCACTATCTAGAAGAATAGCGACTTTATTTGTATAATTTTCTAGGTATTTTTCCATTGATATTTTGCTTTCTGAATCCATTGAAAAATTGGTTGTATCATATTGAACGCCCTGCCGATTATCACTATGCATTGTCATTTTAAATTTGTGGTCAATAATATCTATTATTTTACTAATGGCTTTTTCATCTAGAGGCTGTTTTTTCATTGATTGGGAAACAATTGTAATGATAGTTGATTTATTAAAGCCAGATGCATCAATTGTATTTGGATATTTATTTTTAAAATGATTATAAATTTTATCACTAATTCTATCTGCCAACATAGCCAATACTGCATTTTGCTGTGTATTTTGATTGGCTGGATGATTTGGATGGGTAGGCAACCCTTTCTGTCTTACTTGACTATCTACATTTATTGGTTTAGTTGTGGTGGTTTGCAATCCACTATGTTTTAAACTAGTGTTGGATGGGGGTAAATATGATGATGATATATATGTATTTTGTGTATTAGGTGTATTGGGTGTAGGTTGATAAATTGTTTTATATGGTGGATTATTTTGCCGGCTGGGGTCATATGTGGTATTTATTAAATTATTTTGCAGACTAGTAGAATTTTGTGCTGATGTTTTAGAGAATTGGGACATAGTAAATGAATTATGTAATACAATATTATGTGATACTATAGTATATATTGATATTTAACGAATATTATATACGTGCTTATTGCTTTAATTCAATATTATTTTTGAAAAGTTATAAGAAAAGCCACTTTTAAAATTATTGAAAACAATATAAAAATTGATTATTATATGTCTAACATAAGAATTATTAAAATTTATTATATATAAAATAAAATATAAGTAATATATATATTAAAATGAATACTAATAATCTAAAAAAAAAAAAAAATAAAATAATGCAAAATATTATTGAAAATAATTATATTCCAACAGAATCTGAAATTAAAGAATTAACTGGAATAAGAACATTAGAATTAAATAAAGAACATTATATTGAAAAATTAAAAGAATATTATTTAATTCAATATAGTCCAATATCTAATATTAATAATGTTAAGATCAAACCATTAGAATATAATATTTTTTTAAAAACAAACACAAAAAACAATACTAAAAAGAATACTAAAAAGAATACTAAAAAGAATACTAAAAAGAATACTAAAAAAACAATAATTGCTAGTGGAAAAAAAATAAATTATATAATAGGACATCGTTTTAATCCTATAAATTATAGAAAGCAAATTATGGTTCAAACTGGAGGTTTTATTAATTTTGAAGAATATAATGAAGTTATACCTGAAATATTTAAACAGGTATTAAATAATAGTATTGAGGAATTTATAGGCGAAGAAGGATTAAAATTTAATGAATTATTAAATAATGTGTTTAATTTTTATAAAAACGAAAATTTTGAAATTGAAAAACATAATGAATATAAAAAAATAGCAATTCAGAAAATAATAGAAATATTAGGAGAAAAAATAGCAAATACTTTTGCTAAAATAGCAAAGCAAAATACATTATTTAACAATAACAATAAAAATAAAAATAACAATAACAATAATAATTTAGATTTTATTATAAATAATAGTAATATTGATTATATTAATTTAATAACTAAATATATTTTTGGATATTTTAACCAAAAAATAGGATATGATGATATTTATAGTGAATATTACAAATATTCAAATTTAAAAGATGGTATTAGAATACATAAATTAAATTTAGATTATTATGCAACTTTTGGAATTAATATATCCAATATAATTGTATCTCAAGATTTACCAGTAATTAAATTAAATTTAAATGATAATTATTATAAATATTTAATTATAATAAATTTTATCCGATTAAGATATAATGCTACATATTGGATAAATCTTAATCCTCATAATTTAATAGAAAAAGAATTATTAGATCTAAATTTAGGAAAAAATTTTAATACTGAATATTATAATAATGAAATTATAGATTTAGAATCATTTACTATTAGAAATGCAATACATTTTTTAAATAAATATACTGAGTTAGAAGAAACAATATTAATTCATTGTGGTGCTGGTTTTGGGCGAACTCATATTCAGGTTATTCTATTAATTATTTGTAGAATCATATCAAAATCATTGAAAATTTATAAAAAATTGGAAACAGAAATGAACATAAATAATAATCTTACAAAACTTGAAGATATTCAAAAACAAATATCAAATTTTATATATAATATTTTTGGTTTACAAAAAATTAAAGAATTAATTACAGATAAAATTAATTTAACTGATGATTTAGAAATTTATAAAGAACAAAATATGTTATTTATATATCGATATAATGCAATGTTATTATCAATATTATATTTTATTGATAAAAAAGGTTTGTATTTTGATTGGTTATATGATATTAAAATTAAATTTCTAACATTAGAAGGTAATATTTTGCAATATTTTGAAACACCTTATAATTTAAATACAATTAAAACCTCATTTCTAGATACTTTAACAAAAAAATCTAAAGTAGTAAAATTTTTTTATATTCCAGATAGAGATTCTGTTTATGCATTAAGAGACAAACCAGTAATAAATTTTATCGACACACAACTGCCAGATAATATTGATGATATTTAAGCATTTATTTTATATAAATATATAGTATATATAATAAACAAATAAGATAACTAAATTGGTAAATTGATTAAAATGAAAACAAATACGAAAACAAATACGAAAACAAATACGAAAACAAAAAAAAATAATAAAAAAAGTGCAATAAAATTATTCAAAAACTCCAATGACACAAAATTATTATTAATGCCATATCGAAATGAGACTGCAACAGCCAGTATTTATTTTTATTTTAAAGTAGGTAGTAAAAATGAAACACCAGAAATAAATGGGATTAGCCATTTCATAGAACATATGATATTTAAAGGTTCCCCTAAATTCAAATCTTATCTAGATATATCTAAAACTTTTGATGCAAATGGAATTTCCTTTAATGCATTTACTAGTAAAGATATGACTGCATATCATTATAAATTCCTTTCCAAACCTGAAAATTTAGATATTATTTGTAAGATAACCAGTGATATGATAATGTTTCCCTTAATGCGGGATAAGGATATTCTAACTGAACGTAATGTTATTATTCAAGAAATGAAAGATGATGAAGATGATATAGATGAATTTATTAATGATAAGATTGAATGTAGTATCTTTGATGGACATCCACTTGGAAGAACAATAATTGGAACTACAGAAACATTAAACCATATCAAACAAAAAGAACTTCTGGAGTATCATAAAAAATATTACCGTCTAGATAACTTACTAATTGCATTTAGTGGTAATATGGGAAACAACTACCAAACCATAATCAATAAATATTTTTCTAAATCTAGAAATGGAAACACCCATAACAATTATTTTATACCAATTGATATAAAAACACAAGGTATAAGTAATATAATACCTTATCAGGAAAAACACTTAACAACTACTATAGAATGTTATCCTAAAAACCTCAAACAAGATTATGTCCATATAATATTTAAAACCAAAGGAACATTTGACCCGCTATATAACCATTATAAACTGCTAGCAAATATCCTAGGCGGTAATATGAGTAGTCGCTTATTTGTAGAAATACGTGAAAAATTAGGTTTAGTATATTCTATTAAATGTTCACTTACAAATTATGAAGAAGTAGGGTATTTTGATATAGAAACCCAAAGCGAACACGATGATACTTTAAAATGTATTAAAAATATTTTCATTCAATTAGAAAAAATTAAAGACAAAAATAAAGATAAAAATAAAGATAAAAATAGTATTACCGAACAAGAAATAATTGATAATAAGAAAAATTATTGTGATATATTTGCATCTAATTTTGATGATATTGAATATGAAAATGAATATTATAGTAAGCAAATCTTATATAATAAATCTCTAGAGACATCACAAGACCGCATCAATAATATAAATAAAATTACATCAAATGAATTATTGGATACTGCAAATACTTTATTCGATTTTAACAAAGTACATATTATTACATTTGGTACGGTAATAGAAAAAAATATTAAAAATGTATTACAACACTTTTTGTAAAGTAATATTTTAATACATTTTACTACATTTTACTACATTTTACTACATTTTAAAAATTCATCGACACTGTAAGCTTTGCAAAGGTTTGCTAAATTTTCGATTTGTTTTGCATTTTGTTTTACATTTTATTTATTAGGCATATCCGTTAATAAATGGGCGTGCATTTATCCATATACCTAATCAAAATGAACATTTGGTTCATTTATTCTTCAAATCAAAGATTTGGAGACCCTATTTAAAGGGCTAACCTTCATTTGACAGTTATCTAATGTCGAGATGATAACAGTTGAAGGTTTTTATTAAAGAAGTAAAGCTTTTTATAATAAAATAATGCTAAAAAATCTTAATAATATCATCCTATACTATTTAAAAAATAGTCTGCACAAAAATATGCAATGTAATGATACATTTAGTTTTCTTATTAAATTCCCTAGCCATTAATATCAGTTTTAGACCTAATGATTGGAAATAGAAACAATTTTATTTTTTTAAAGCTTATCAATAATATCTGGTGGTTTACGTCTTATAATAATGAAAAGACATATAATTGTCATTATCATTTTTATTATATATTGCAATATATAATGTCTTTAAATTGTTTTAATCATATTAAATAATATTTAGTTGTTAAATAATTATCAAATGAATTTAAAAGAAAATATGGCTTTAAAATATAATATCCGCCTAATTTATTTGAGGATATACCTATTATTTTATAAAAACATTATTTTATACAAATATTTATTATGGGATATGCATTAAACTATTAGGTTTCAATGCCTACTAAGACAAAACTAATGGGATGAAAGGGGAGGGACGGTGAAAACTTGATTCATCCGATGTGAGCCCTCACGTAGAGGAACCGATTGGTTCCCTACAGTTCCCTTCCCTACTATTTTGTTTTATAATTGCTTGGACGGCGGCATTTGCTACAGCCTTTTGTTTATCTGCGGGGGTGGAACCAGTAGAATCGGCACATTGATTTCCCTTTGATTGAAGACTGTTATCGTGTTCGAATTTAGCCCAGCTAAATGCACTGCGTCCAATATTAACATAGAATACATAATATCCAACAAATGCAAGTGTAGCTAGTAATATTATTACCGTGATAATAAGGCAAGTTGCGCGAGGAATAATTCCGGTTAGACATAAAACTAGACAGATTAGAATAAATGTTTGGACTACTACTAGTAATTTGTATAGGAACATATAATAATGTTTTTTATCAAATTGATATTTTTGTTGTTTAATAGATTCATTAGAAGTAGTAGATTGTAATTGTTTCTTTTCTATAGAATCAATTAAATCTTGTTGTTGTTGAGTAAGGTTAGAAATATGCGTATCTGCTTTGCGAATTTCATCAAAATAAAAACTACGTAATTTAGTATTTTCCTGATATTTTTTATTCACAAAATCCCAAACCGTTTGCCGGGCTTTAGTTAAATCAGATACTTGGGTATCAATCTTATAATTTAATAAATCACTTTGATAATTCCCTGCATTTGGATAATTTGCCTGTTGAATTTGTTGAAATAGTTGGTCATTTTTATCAATGGTATTTTTAATTTCACTTAAAAGATTTTGATAATCTCTAGAACCTGTTGCCGCATTGAGAGTCATAGGAGGTACTGTAATATTAGTTGCCATTATTATATATTATTTCTTTATAATTAATGTATATAATTGTTGTAAATAAAAACATTAGATAATAAAAAAAATAAAAAAAAATATGTGGTGCAAGAGATTGGATTATTGTTCAACAAACAACTTGGAACCATCACGCATTATTGCCAACACGAAACGAGTGGGCGGCGAACCATTTAAGCCCAATTGTACCAGCCCATAAGAACCATCACGCATCAACGCATTAGCAAACACAGGGCGTGTAGCAGGCGCAGGCGCAGGCGCAGGCGCAGGAGCAGGAGCACGAGCAGGAGCAAGAGCAGGAGCGGCGCGTGTAGTATTGTAGGTGCGATGCACACCGCCAGTTATTGATTCATGAGCCGGAGCGGGGTCAGGAGCCTGGGCAGGAGCCTGGGCAGGAGCCTGGGCAGGAGCAGGAGCAGGAGCACGAGCACGATCACGATCACGAGCAGGAGCACGATCACGAGCAGAAGCAGGAGCCGGAGCGGGCGCAGGAGCAGATGCAGAATCACGATCAGGAGGATGATCAAAATGACAATTGGGTCTGGTGCAACCCTGACCGAATCTGCATTTGGTCTTGGTTTTGGGCTCTGCGTTGGGCTTGCCTTCGTGGTTGGGCTTGCCTCCGTGGTTGGGCTTGGCTTCGCGCTTGGGCTTGTCTCCGTGGTTGGGCTTGGCATCAGTGGATTTGTCTTTGGTGTGAAAACATCTCCCCTTTGGAAAATACTCACATTTGTCAAACTTAGGACATGATGTTGTATTTGCTGGTGGGCAGGTGCAATTAACACCATCGCGACATTTATCTCCAAAACGAGGACAAATGTTTCCCGAAGCCATTGATGCAAAACGAACTTGAAAATTGTTTGGGGAATATAATATTTAATACATATAATAAAAAAATCAATTTTTGTTTAAAATATTTTTTTTTCCTGTTTTTTCTATATAATTCTTCTGCTTCTTCTGCTTCTTCTGCTTCTTCTGCTTCTTCTGCTTATTTATTAATCATTATATTTCTATGAACATTATTCATTCGATTAGAATTTCCAGAAACAGAATAATTGCTATACACTAGATAAATAACAATTCCAATAACACATAAAACCATTAACATATTAATACCAATGTAAATATAGGTTGTAAAATTCATATCTTCTGCACTAGTTTTGCTAGAATTTAAACTATCAACCCTTGCTTGAGATAAAACTGTCATTTCATTATCTTTATCCTTAAGTAATTGAATATTGTTCATTATTGTATCTATATTATGGGTTTTGTCTACCAATTCATTTTTTTGTTGCATAATTAAATCTGTATCTTGATTAACATTCTCAATCATTGATTGACTAACATTTATTAATTGAGAATTATAATTTTGCACTTTGGGTCTTAATGTTGTATTTGCATAAGTGCGGTCATTAATATTAGAACTTGCCGTTTGATTGCTATAATCTTTATAATTTTGGGTATAAGACGATAAAAGAGAATTATAATATTTATTTATCTTATCTATATTTTGCTGTCGTAATATAGCATAATCTGGGATAGCAATATTACAATTTTGGGCTTGTGATTGTGATTGTGTTTCTGCTTGTGTTGTTGACAATGGTATTTGACTATTAGTATTGTTAGGAATTGTAGTTGTTGCCATTCTATTATTTACTATTATTTACTAATATTTACTATTATATTATTATATTCTCTGATTTTTTTATTATATTTTATTACAGTTTTTTTCAATTCTAAAATATCTAGAGTATCTAGAGTAACTAGATTATATTCATAATAAAAAATTACATAAAAAATACATAAAAATAAAAATATAATTTTGGCTTATCCTTTTGTTTATACTTTTTCTGAAAGAATAGTATCACACTTATTACATTTTACTAGAGGTAATAAACTTGTATTTCCTAAATAAATATTTGATATATTAAATGTAAATATATATTTATTATTTGCTATTTTTTTATATAAATTATCTAATGTGTGTCTATCTAGATAAGATTTCATATTTATTTCGCAATTATCACTATTACGATGTTTCAATATATTTTCATAACGAAACATTTCAATTGTATTCATAGACTCTATAGAATCCATTGTATTATTTTGGTCTAGAGAATCAGTTTTATTTTTAAAAAACTCATTATTTATATCTTTAGCAAATCTAGTTATATAATTTTTAATATATTCATCTACTGATTTTAACATATTAATAAATTCAATATATAATTCTTTATTTAGTGTAACCCTAATTATTACATTATCACAATCCCTATCCCTATTATCCCTATTTCTATATTTTTGTGAAATATTTATTTGTGAAGAATGAATAGGCGGGGTTTTAAAGAATAATCCTTCTAGAAAGATGGACGGTGATTTGTAAATAATTTCTATATACTTACGTTTTTTCATATTAGTATAATTCAAATATATCATATTAACATCAAAATGTTCCTTTTTAATACAAATATATTTAAAATCTGCACAATTATCATTCTTTTTATGGGGAATTATATAATTTGATGTATATGAATTGGAAGTATTACCAGAAGTATTACTAAAAGTATTATTTTGGTTAAAGAACATTTTAAATGTTTTATCTAGCTCATAAGAACCATTGTCAAAGAATTTTTTCATTATGTATTATGTATTATTGTATTATTGTATTTCACATATGATATTTAATAACTAGTTATATGATATTTTGTATTTTTTAAACCAATTATAAAATTTATATTCAATTTTTAATTTTTTAGGAAAACTTTTATCAAAAGCCACCAAGTGCTCCACTCATTGCATCTATCAATGTACTAAATAAACAACCAATCTAAAAGCAGGTAAAAATAAAATAATTAAAATATATATCGCGTTGTGTTTGTATCACTTATATTCATTTTACTTTATTTTACTTTACCTTCATATTTACCTTTCTTTTTCCAAGAACAAACACCATTTTTATTTGGTTTAGATAAATACATTTTACCATTATTACCACGTATTTGTCTGCCACAATAATCATTTGCCGGATATGGTGGAGACGGTCTATTTGCATATTTCTTTAATGTTTTACTATGTTGCGATTTTGCTTTTTTTGCAGTCCATTTGTTTTTTGCTTTATCTAAATATAGTAGTTGAACATTTGGACTAGGTCGCCAATTTTTAATATATTTTTTATATTCCTCACCATTACGATTATCAATGGCAACTATATAATATCCTTTTCTATCTTTATATATAGAAGAACCATCTTTCCAAGTTCCATATTCTATATTTCCAACTAACATTCTATTCTATTATTCTAATAACAAAAAAACTAAAAACTAAAAACTAAAAACTAAAAAAAAACCAATATTTTATTAAAAAAAATATCTTTTAGTATATTAATAAATTATTAATAAATTATAAATAAATTATAAATAAATTATAAATAAATTATATTATCTAGATATAAACTTTTTCTAAAAATGGATACAATTGATACTCGTGAACTTTGCCGGCGTGTCGTTAAATATTTACTTATGGGTGTAGTCATTGCAGTTTCTACCCTAATTCTTCCCAAGCAAAAAATAGATTTAGAATCTGTTCTAGCACTTTCTCTAATCTCTGGTGCAACATTCGCCATCATTGATACCTTTATTCCAACTATGTCATATCCAGTTCAATTAGGTGCTGGATTTGGCATTGGTGCCGGGCTAGTTGGCTTTGGTGCATAAAACATATTGTAGTGAGTGTGTTAGTATTTTTAGATATGTATTTTAGATATGTATTTTAGATATGTATATTGTATTTTGTGCTTTTTTAGTTTATTTTACTTATATTTAATTGCTTTACTTAGAGTTAATTGCTTTGTATTTGGAATAAGCTATCCAAGCTTGATAAATAATAACACCAATACCGAGAATAATTAATAGTTGCCAGATGAATTCCGGGAATTTAGGATGGCTGTGATATGCACCAATGAGAATTAGGAGGGGACCAACAAATAGAACGTGGAATAAATTAATTGAATATGGTGATGACATTTTTATAGAGTAGAGAGTAAGAGTAGAGATTATAAAGTAAAAATATGTTATTGTGTATTTATGTATTTGTATTCTATAAAGAAAATAAAAATTGAAAAAAAATTGTTTATAATGGATGAAATTAAATATAATAATTATTTAATATAAAATGCCTTGTTCTATTTGTAAAGGAACTAATCATATAGCATCTAACCAAAAGTATCATCCGAAAAATAATTCTAATTCCCAAAAACAAACTATATCTATATCAAATGAAAATGTAAAAGAGAGTAAGAAAGATAGTAAGAAAGATAGTAAGAAAGATAGTAAGAAAGATAGTAATGCAAATGATAAATATACTAAAGAAGTATTACAAGAACAATATAATATTCACAAGAATTATGTTATAAATCGTAAAGAATCATCAAAGAAACTTGAAATAGAATTTAGATTACCTTGTATTCCGGAAGATATAACTGAAAATATGATAAAATATATTATTCATAAAAATGGTGATAAAACATCAAAATGGTCTTGTAAAACTGGTGATTTATTATCAGATAATGAAGGTAAGCAAGAATGTAAATCTTTTACTTCAGATGGTCCTATTTCATTTACTCCATCATCTGATTGGGATAATATCTATTTTTTGGATGCACGAAATTGGTTGCAAAATAAATTTATTTTATATAAAGTTAATCTAAAAAGAACTTCAAATGAATTTTCAAATATTAAAATTAATAAAAACCAAACTTTCATTGAACAATGCAACCAAGGTCGACGTCCTAGAATAAATTGGAATGCATTATATCCGCAAATACAAAATAATTGCACTAAAATATTTGATGGCACATTTGAAGACATATTTATTTAAGATATATTTTGTAATAATAATGGAACTAATTTGTTTGCAATAAGTGATACTACAGGAACAGATACAGCATTACCTGCTAATTTATATAAACTAGCATCTGACATTTTTTTTGGTAGTTTATATGATAAAGGAAAGCCCTGAAAATTAAAACATTCCCTTGGAGTTAATTTTCGTATCCCTGTATCATCTAATATTATTGGAACATTATGTCCACCAGTTCCCATATTTGCAGTTAATGTAGGGCATTCATCACTTTTATTTTCTCTTACATAAACTCTTCTATATTGATATACTTTATCTTTTTCAGTTACATTTGTACTTAATAATGTCCAAGTTGATGATTTATTTGTATAATAATATTTATCTGGAATAGTATTAGTTTCTAACATTTGGGTTATTTTTTTTTTATCTTTATTTGGAAAATCTAAATTAAATTTATCGTATATTACTTTAGATTTTATTCCAATTATATATACTCGTTCCCGATTCTGAGGAATTCCTGTTATTTCTGATGTATTTAATACCTTATATTTAACATTATATCCATATTTTGCAATATTATCTAATATAATCTTAAATGTTTTTTTATCATCGTGTGATAATAAATTTTTTACATTCTCAAATATAAAACATTGTGGTTTATGATGCTCTATAATTTCAAATAATTTCCAAAATATATCTGATCTATTATCTTGAAATCCTTTTTGCTTTCCAGCAATACTAAATGGTTGGCAACTAAAACCTGCAGTTAAAATATCGTGTTTCGGTATATCCAACACATTAACCTTATTCAAATCTTTTAAAAATAATTTATGATTAAAATTATCATCATATATTATTTTTGAAGATTCTACCATATCATTTGCAAATATTACATCAACATTACCAGTTTGAGTGAATGCCATTGAAAACGCACCAGTTCCAGCACACAAATCAATCATTTTTAATTTACCAGTATCTATATTATTTGTTTCGGGGTTGACTGCTGTTATATTAATTTGGGGTTGAACTATTACTCTTTCTACTACATTATCTGTAATTATAGACTTATTTGTTTTTTTTACTATTTTATTAATTTGTATTGGTTCTTGTTTCGGTTCTTGTTTCGGTTCTTGTTTTATTACAATATTTTTCGATTCTAGAATAAGCTTTATTATTTCATTTTTCTTTTTGTCGCTATAACCTTTTATTTTTTTTTCTTTACAAATAGTTATTAATTCAGCTACTGTTTTTTTAGAATAATCTAATTCAATTTCCATATCTAATAATTTATATCAATTTATATCAATTTATATCAATAATTCAATTATATATTTTATTATTTTTAATAAATATAATTAATTCAATTTTTATACTATTTATTTTTATGTATTTTTTTTTGTGTATTTTTATTTTTTGTGTATTTTGTTATTTTGTTATTATCATAATCGTTTTCTCTCATTCTAATATTATAAATATTATCCATTAAAAATAAAGTGTCTAGAAAGAAATATATCTTTCTTACTCGTGCCATTCTAGAATGACTTCCTTAAATGTCCCCCAGGATATTCCAATTTCTTTTTACCTTCTTAAGCAATGTAAATTATGGATATGGGATTTTGACGACACATTAATAGACACTGCAACCTATCTTAAAAAAGATATGTCCCCCGACGCCATTCTTAAACGGTGTGATGCCGAATTAGACCAAGAAGTACCCCAATGGCAATATTTCCGTAAATTAGTTGAATTCTTAGTGATGCATGGTCGCTATGTGGGTATTGCTAGTTTTGGCACCTATGAAATTATCCAAGCATATATGAAACGGATTATGGGCTTTAATCAACAATTTTTTACTAAGAAAAATATTATTGCACCTTGTATGAAAGCAAGGGAAACCTATCGTTTCAATATCCCACCTAACAAAAATGAATATATCTACACCCTAATGCGCATATATCGTGTCCAAGATTTTAAGAGGGTAGTTCTCTTTGATGACAAACCCAGCAATGTTTCTGACGCCATTGCAATAGGTATTGTTGGAATCCAAATTGCTACCCCTGCTAATGGGGATAATCCCAATGGTGGCAAAATGTATTTCGGTCCTTGGATTATGGATGATTTTGATAAGCAAATACAAAAAACCTGCGGGGATGAAATATACTTGAATCGTAATTACTCTGGTATGGCTTCTAAGGAAAATTATATTGGATATGCTTATGATAGTAATAATAATCAACAAATAAATAGTAATGTAAATAGTGGAAAAAGGAAAGGAAAAGGACATAATCTAGCACAAAATGAAATAAACTATGGAACTGGTATCCGTGCCAAGAACAATTATTTCCAAGAACCCTATGATTTTTCCCTAGATGTAGATGATTCTAGCATCTACAAGCCAGTTGCCTTTGGAACCGGAATTGGCGACCGAAAAGTATTAACTAATCCTCAATTTCGCTGGAATGGTTATAAGAATTCCAAGAAAAAAATGCCAGGATGGTATAATGGGAATTATGTCAATGTTCCAGGCTTGGTAAATACTGAGGGATATTGGAATGAAGATTCCGCATTGGGTGGTGCAAGTATGAGTTATTGGGATACGCATCAAAAAGTAATAAATAGTGATCCACCTGGCGCGGAACATATTAATTCGCAAAATAAAGATTTAAGCGCTTCAGAAGATACTGTTCTGGATATAGCCGAGGGATTTTATGGCAATGGTGTTAATGGTGATTGTGGTTGTAGAAAATTTGAATGGAATTGGATAATTTTAGTATTGGTATTGTTAATTGTTGTGATGATGGTTATTGTGATTAGATGCTAGAATGTTAGCGAGTATGATTTATTGAATTTGCATTTTAGTGTTTGTTTTCTAGAAATTTGTTTATTTTTTTTTTTTATTTTTTATTTTTTTAGATGTAACACTTT